TGGGAAATGACAAAAAGATCCTTTGATCATTTGTCTTTTAATAAGCTTGGCAAAAATTCCGATCGGCGTCCCGATCATGAAAAACAAGCTATAAAAGAAAGTTAACAAAACACAAATGTAAAACATATATATAAATGATCAAAACGGCGAAGGAAAACCCCCTTTGCCCGGGGGTGGTAGTTATACTCTTACCTTGAGTGAAATTAAGCGCGAACAAAAAGTTGAGGTGCAAAAAGAAAGAAATTCAAAGAAAAATCATCTGCTGCAGAACAAAACAAATTGAGATATGCTGTCTCCCCATTGCTCCCTTTACGAAATTGTTGAAAGGCAATCACCGATGATTGCGTTGCAAGAGAACTAGGAGGAGACTTCTGGGCTTTTGTGAAGAAATATGGAGTAATGGAAGGAGCTTCAACTTCCATAGTTTCTGAAACGTTCAAATCATGTCCTTGCCCACCTAAGGACATGTTATTCATGAAGGAAAACGAAAGAGCAACGATACTTGAAGTTACAAGATTTGAAGTGTAATCACAAACCAAATAACCTGTATAAACGTAAAATGGGCAGCGTTTTACTTCTGTCATTTCACGATTTGTTGGATGATTTGGTTGTACATGAAAACGGACACCTCCCCTTCGCGACATGAATGCTATCGCGAAATAACTTGGAAATGTCCAATTCAACCAATACGCAGCGGGAATTTGAACCCGATTTGCTGGCATAATGGGAAAATTTGGAATCGTCCACTGCATCAAAATTTCATCGGTTCCGGCAGTAGCAATACCGGTCCACACAAGTATGTAAGATGTAGCACGCTTGCACAACTGATTGATACTGTTGTGAGATTCGCCAAAACAAAGGCGAAGTAAAGGACCAGGACCGAGAGTATCAGAAACGATTGGTGAGGGAACGATTTCACCCCCACCACTACATAAATAAACACGCTCACACTCAGTGTCCAAGTTCGAGATAGGGGTATAACCCGCTAATCGCAACAAATTTGGACGCGCGAACGTAATATCTGATTTTGCGTAAACATACAAGTTGATATAGGCCGACGATGTTGAACCGTCAGTACCTAATGGTGTCAAGACAACAATCTCGATCTCACCATTATGATAATTTTCATCGTAAAACACATTTTGCATAATTGGACAACGCAAAAATGGACGATGAGTAGCCCATGGCACCTCGAAGTCAACGCAAGTCGTTCCGGAAATATCCATAATGACCGAATGATACATGTTTGTATCGGTCGACGCAGCGACCGAACCAAGAGGATTATGGAGAATCTTCAAGATCCCTCGATGGAACGGGGTACAAACAACCTCAATTCGGTAAACAATCGTCCCACTCCAGTAATCATGAGCAAGCGCAATGAAATCCAATGGGGTCAATCCAAAGGACGCCGTTGATGCTCCTGTCTGTACAGCCGTATACGGAACAGCATTAACTGGTGAGACAGACTTTGTTTTAAGAATGCCCGTAGAAGAAGTTGTCCAAAGAACGGTTTCGAAATAACCAGGTCTAGTCACAATGTTAGCAAATGACATATCGTCATTACTGCCAACTCCTGCAGCATCAGCAGTGACTGCAAGACCTTGTTTTGGATCACCAACTAAGCGGTACAAAGATTCAGGTCCTCCTGAAGTAAAGGACCAATTATTTGTGCTTGTGTTGTTGATGATTCGAGTGTCGCTCAAAATGGCCGGGCGGGAATACCCGAACAATCTCGCAATTGTTGCAACTCCACTGGAGAGAATCATCCCTACAGTTGCGAATGGAGCTATCTGTGGAATCTGAGTCAAGACTCCAAAAACGTTAGAAACGGCGGTGGCTGGGTCAGAAATCATCCCCTCAGTTGAATCAATATCGGACTGTGGATTCAAAATGGGGACTGAAAGTTCCACATCCTCACACCACACGTAAATTTGCACCGCACAATCAGGCACGGCACCAGCGCTACTCGTCAAAAGCGCATTTTGTTGTTCTACCGTCAATAACCAGTACACAGATGGTGTGATCATGTTTGTTTCATACCACCCAGTCGTAGATGTTGTTGGTAACGTAACTTCGTAATTGTTGCTTGAACTTGGATCAATCCGAACGTGTGGTAGCTGGTAACGTTGCATAATATTCCACAATCGAATAGAATCAACGGTCCCACTTGTATCTCGTTCTTCACCATCCGCCCCAGCCTGAGGGCGAAAAGAACACAAGAGACGACCATACGTTTTTGGATTACCAGTAATGACAAATTTGACTTTCCACTTGCCGCGAATATATCGGTAATCAGATACTTTACGACCAACCGAATCGACGGCCAACCACAATGACAGAGGATTGTACGTTGTAGTTGCCGAAGCGGTTGCCCAAGTGTAAGTTGCCACCAAGACTGGACGTTTAAGAAAATTGGCGATACTTTCTTCAACGCCTGGTCGAATGGTATTTGGTTCATAAGAGGGTCGGGAGTCGGTCACAGTTTCGCCTGAAAGTGCAAAAGTGACAGTCTGTTGTCCCGTAGTTTTTGTATTGTTAATGTTTTTATTTAAGGAAGCGACACATGTTGACCCAAGCACGCGTGTGTAAGTGCGTGAAGGGTTTTCCACAATTTGTTGCAATGACAAAGCGTTCTCTCCTGGAGTAGGGTTCTCCATGGACAGCCGTGACCAGTGTCAAAGCCAGCCTTTTGGTTTAATTGGACTTGTGCTGAAAGCCCAGACGGACGCTCACGCGTCCCATGTCGAATAGTCACCAGACTTCTTGTACTCAAACAATTCTTCCCACGTCCAAGGGTCGAATGCGAGTCCCAATTGTCCGGCAGCCGTTACAACAACCAGGGTCACCTCATCAAAGAACTCTCGTTCATGAAACCACGCCTCTCTCTGGGCGTTATCCATGACTGCGAGAGCTCTTTCAAATGGTGTAACACTCTTTGATCGGAGTTCCCAACCAAGCATTTTCCAAATAGATTTCTTACTCAATGGTGCAAGCCAATCACCATCTCGAAAAGAAAACTCTCTCTTCAGAAAAGTCACTCGATTCTCATCTTCAAACTCCTGGAGCTCTTCATCCTTATGTGCACTCGTCAACGTGTACCCAATTTCAGCCATCCCATCTCGGAGGACAAATTGGTTAAAGGATTTCATTGAGGTTGAACCAAGTAGATCATCGCCGAAATCCACATTGGCCACCTTCGTTCTAAAAGGTGTAATGCTGAGCCCCAATCTCTCGTGATGCGTCTTGTAAACGATACGCATACAAATTGCTTGTTCCTCGCAATTCATATCGGTGGTGATGGGCAAACCGGATCCCATACCAACATTCGTCAAAAAGAGATTCCCGTTGAGAACCACAATCTGATATCCACAACTCAACAAGACGTTCCACACTTGTTTTGCTTGGACGAAGTTGTATCCCAATTTCCTTGCCAACACGTATCGACACATTGCGTACGCGTCGAACGAATCTGGTCCATGGGAACTGTCGTAATATTTGTAATCCGCAACGATCTTGTACAGATATCTCCAAACATATTTGCGAAGTTCACCCCACTCATTGGAGCAAGCATTGATTCCGACCGCTCTTTCAGAATCAAATCCACATTCTTTCATTGCAGCCATCAAAGGAAGAATAAGGATTCGCACGACAATATTGAAAACGACATCAGCTACCTGGAAAACTCGCGTCTTCATCGCCAAGAATTTTTCAACAGATACTGGTTCATCTTTCAAAACCCACTCCGATAGAAACCACACTGGTCTCTCCTCCAAGATTTTCAACACTTTGATCACGTTCAGAAGAACATCCTCATTGATGTCTTCTTCAAACACAATCTTGTTCTTGGGCGAAAGTCCCAACCATTTCCACGGTTGTCCGGCACTCGTACTCTTATTCAAGGGGGGATAAAAACCGTTCCCTGGAATGCCAAAGACGCCACATTGTATTGACAATGGTTGTGTTGGTGTCTTGGGCGTCACGATAGACGTGTAATCCTGGATGGCCCATTGGACATCTTCAAACTTCATGCAACAATTATGGGACAAAGCTTTGAATTTATGTTGATATGGAGAAACCCACTCTCCATCAACCATTGCACCGTCCCCCATGTATGGCGCACAAAACCCATCAGCTTTACCTCCAAGAAAAGGATACAAAACACTCTTTTGAACTTTCGAACTGGTCGTATTCCCACGCGGAATTGATCCTAGAACAAGAAGACTGTTTTGAACAGACCCCACAGGCGATTTCGAATGATGAGGTCCAATTCTCTCAAGAAATGGAACCAAGTGGTCTGGAACCACTGCGCACTGTGTTTCGGGGTAACCCCTCTTCTCCGTAAGCGCACGAACGGCGGGATCAAAGTCAGCTTGTGAGGCAAACTCTCCGTAAGAAACGCTTGACGTTCCAAACAAGTGGTGAGCCCCAATCATGAGTTTCCCATCGTAATCAAACACGAATGGCAACCCACAATTTCCTTTCATCCCTTCTTTCTCCACCCACACGTAGGGTTTCTCTTTCCGCAAAGACTCGTACGACGTTTTCGGGTTTCCACTCACAACTCGCGTCTGTCCAAGATAACGAGTGTCTCCAAATGTGACAGAACCCGTAAACGTCTGAATTTGAGCTGTGCTGTAGTAACATCTCACACCTGTTAAGATTGAAAATGTCGCACAATAAAGCACAACAAAATCTGTTCCATCTACACACTCACTATTCTGACGAGTTAAAATCAATCGACCTTTCAATGAAGCCTCGTCATCAACGCCAAAAGTGATAACAGCACCATACGCCAACTCTGGATTCAACTCGGTGACGCTAATGACATGTCTTTGAACAACGACGATCCCTGGAGCGTAAACTACTCCATGGGCTCGACGTGTGTGTTTTTCGTAAGACACGACATATGGATAAGTGTGATTCTTTATTTTATTCAAAATCGCAATTGGTCCATGCGTCAAAGATTCCTGAGTTAGAACAGCACCACGTGTAGGCCATCTCCACAAGCGACTCTCCATAGTCGCTCGTGTCATGTCAAACACGTATCGTTCTTCCTCCTTCTTCTTTTCAGTCGTTTCCTTTATTTGCATGGCAATGTTTCCTTGGGTTACAAGATCACTTTCGTGACTTCGTCTCCACAAGACATACATCGCCAGGGCCGCTGCCACTGCTGCAAGATGCTTCTTGTAAGTGTTCACCATTATTCGCACTCTGGTGATACGCTCTAAATTCAGAATTGCGTCTGTATACGTCGGAATATTCACCCCGTATGGGAGAATGTAATCCAACGTTCCAGCACATCGTCGCAATGTCCAAATATACACGAGCGCCGTAAAATCCTTTTTCGACAAAGAAAAATACGCACAAGTGACAAGAACTCGTCGTCCAAGTACGACATTTAGAATTGTAAACGCCAACAACACTGGGTATCCGCAAAGATAACAAAACGATAACGTTCCAAACCACGCAGGAATCGCAACAATGAAAAAGTCGCGAAGAAAATCTGGTGGTGGTACAACGTATGGTAATGTTTGTGGCGTTCTCTCATCCGCTTGGGGATCAGGCAATTCCAAATTCACACCTTCCTCCAACGTGCTATTGTACAAGTCATCCCCTGGTTGACTGACAATATGAACACTCGTTTCGTCATAACGGGTGAACATCGCAAGTCCTTCGGAAAATTTTTCTTGAAAAATCGGAAACTTTGGAAAAAGTGGGAAAGAGAATTTAGGTTTTGGAATTTCAGGAAAAGGCGGGATTTCAACCCGTGGAAAAAGTGAAGTAACTTGAGACACGTCTGGAAATAGGACATCTTCTGCAAAAATTCCAGGCTCGTTTTCGAACGGTACAAACGAAGGACAAGAGCATCTTTCTTGTGTGAATGCGCACTCCGCGCAAACATCCATCGTCATCTGTGCAACGTTTCGGGTTTCTCTCTCGAAATGCGCGGCATGAAGTGTTCTCAAATAAGCGTGAAATTCTCGGTAAGAAGTCCATTTCTTGATTGGGAGACAAGACGTCGAAGGCCGATCGCAACCAAAGTACTTCCCGGTAAAAACCATTCGGCACTTATAGTACACAACCGCCGCATCAAGATCCTCTGAGGTTGCTCCCGCCTCCTTCAAAAGGTCGTAAATGGATTGAGTGCCCGAATATGGAATATTCGGGTAATACTTGGCGTAAATCTCACGATTGTATTCCAAATAAAAACAACCCTTCATTCTTCGATTGAATTTCGCGGTTTCGTTCGTCGCCCCATTCAAGTACAACCTTGCAGTATTTGAAGTGACAATGATGTTCGAGAAAATCCTCCATGAGGTAGCCTTGTCCTCCAATGACGCCATATTCACGGCCGTTGGAAAATTCTCACACATATTGCCAATCTCCTGAATCGGATGTGGATTCTTCGTCTTCTCCGGATCTATTTTGTCAATATCTTCGAAAATAATAGTCTTGGTATTTGTTGTACAACCATCCATGAAATTCGTATCTTGACGAACATACGGTGGATGATTGCGGGGATTCAATTTCTCCAACTTGCACGTCAACGCATTTAAGAAACTTGGTATCGTAGACTTTCCCGTACCTGGTTCACCACATAGATAAACCATAAACGGCATTTTTCGAGTTTTCTGACTCTCCAAAATACTAATACACTCACTGTATTTCTTTTGGAGGGCTGTCAACATTGAAGTGCGCGTTCCGTTGAGGGCGTCCCCCCTTTCAGAACGACTGAGCAAAACACCTTCTTTGCCCAAACGGTGACACTCCATCGCGGTAAATTGGAAAAAATTCAGTTTGCCAGAGTAAGTGTATTGATTTGCGTTCAATGCCATCTTGCACTGGTTGACCCATTCCGAATTTTTATTTCCACACCACAACAATTTATTCAGGTCTCCATCCCGGATATATTGCACAACTGCTGAGACAATAGAAATGAATGAAGCCGTCACGTCAGCAAACGGTGTGAGAGATGTTACACTCTCCTGAAACAACTTCACCCATTCTCCCAATGAAATTGGTAGAACAGACAAAAACTCTTTCGTCGCAAAGAATGACAGCAACGAAATCAGTTTCTGAACGAATCGCGAACCAGAAATCTTTGGGGCCAAAACACCAACAAGAATGTTCAAAAAATTCTTTGGCTTTGTCTCCTCCTTCTCTCCATCATTTGCACAAACAATGACATTGTCTTCAAAGAGCCACTCATTCAACTTGTCAAAGTTCGTTTGCAAATCCACCAACACACGTGTGCCCAACACGTAATTCTCATCATTGGCAAAAAGACTCATAACTTGAAGCAAGATCGTGGATCGATCTTTGCAATCAGTACAAGACTTGATGACAGCACCAATCTGAATCAATCTCAACGTTGGTTTTGACTCAATCATCATCATACCAGGATTTGATTCGACATCCTCATCGCGGGTCAAATCTCGAATCCACTGTGAATTTTGATTTGTTGGACGCGGAGTGTCTCGTCGCAAATAAGGACGTCTGTCTCTTCGCGGACGATCTCGTGCTCGATCTCGATCAAGCCAACCACTTGCGGCTCTCTTCAAAACACCCAATTTCTTATAATTCCCAAGCGAAATCTCTACAAGGAAACTGTGTTTTAAATCAGCAGCCATGACACGCATCTCACGACGCGCTCCTGAAGAGGGCATTCTTGTACAACAATGGAGGAAAAACAAAAATTGTGGCGCTGTCAACACTCGACACGCTTTGATCAAAGTTCGTTCGGCCCATTCGGATCGCTCAACTATAGCTTCCTCCACTGTTCTGCCGCGTCGCCATGGCTTTGCCATCTCCTGTCCATCCTCATCGGACTCTTCCCAAGAGTCATATCCATCAGACTCTCCAGGATTCGGTTCAATTCCACCACGGATCAACAACATTCTAATGACAACGAGTGCGTCATAAACGTAACAAACGAAAATGAGAACTGGTGGCCATTCAGAAATGCCATTAATTGTACGAAAAAGACAAAACATTGCATGAGCCCACAAAGCCCAGTCAGGAACAGGGCGCACCAACCGCCACTGTAAACCCCCAGCTTCATCTCTATAAATGAAAAGAAATTTAATAAAATCAACAATGAAAGAAGGACACGACGGAACATTTTTATATATTTTTTCAAAAACTTCAAATTCACCCAACAAATTGCAAAGGTACCAAAGACAATGAATGTAAACAACGCACCAAAGAAAATCCCAACCCAAAGACCACCAGAAACAAAAACTCGAAAAAGAAGCAAGAACAGCTGAAAGTGGCAACGCCACCAACCAACGAGTAAAAATAGGACAGATACGCAAAAGAGTTTTGCCATCTTCCATTCGATTGTTGAGAAAACAGTGCCAAATTAGAAACACTGTTGATATCTGTTGTTTAATGTAAAGAAACAAGTCGATGGTAACACACAAAAGTGTGAAAACCCCGACTTGTAATGTCGAAAGAAAATTATTGTCTGCCATGGTGCAATGAAGCAATTTGTGGAAGTACGCTTTGAGTATGTCATTTATAACACACTCGAACGGAATTAACCGAACTTAGGAGTCGAGTGAAATATCACCCGTGAGTTTTTAAAGCTAGGGTCTTTAAACCTTCGCACGTGTCCCTCCAAACACGGGAATGCATAATCTCTACATTTAAAGAGACCGTTTCTGTCCACGGTGAGCAATCACGCTAAATTGTGGGACCCAGGTAGATAACCTGCGCCACATTCCAATACACATCGCCCTTCAAACACCAAGGGATGTTAATAAAATCGTTGTTACATGACGGTTCCGTAAGAGTGTATGAGCAAATTATAACTTGAAGAAGAATGTAATAGTGAGAGGGTTAATCCCACACCGAAATTGAGGAACTACTTAAGGGACTTCTGTCTTACTTAGCTTATTTCTACATTAGGCTAATATCCCAAAAACACATGATGCAAAGATTTTAAGGTTTTTCACGTATAAACGATAGGAGTGAAAAGACTCATACTAAAAGTCTCCTAAAGTATGCTTATTTTTCGACTTGAGGAAGTTGGTGTAATGTTTTCTTCCTACTAGGCATATTTTAATAATTTTCTTACTAAAAACAAAAGAAAGTTGAGTGAGTAATTGTGGTTAGATGGACGAAAGAAAGTCCAAATAAGAGTGAATACTCTTCGTAGAAAATCGTGAAACGACTACGCTAAACAAAAGTTTACGGGAATGATCCAATAAAATACGGCGAGACCAATATTATATATCTGGTTAATTGTATTAGCATACAATTATTGTCGCAAGGAGAAAAACGGATTATAATGTGTTCACATCAATGAACAAATTAGTACCAAAAAAGAGGGGGGCTATCCCCC